GAAGAAACTAACTATGAAGAAGGGCATGTTGGCCCAACTACTAAAGAAGTTTGCAAAACTGTAAAAGGTAAGAAACAATGCAAAACTATCAAAGTTCATAAGAAATTTGAAGGTAAAAAAGTTCCACCTAAAAAGGCAGTTGTAAAACCAGCTCCAAAAAAAGTAGTTAAAAAACATAAGTAATCAAAATCTTGACAGGTCAGTCGTTGTATAGTATAATTACTATACAAACTGACCTTTTATTATGAGACATTAACTATGACAGACTTTTATTCAAAACTGGGTGTATCCCAAACTGCAACACAAGACGAAATTAAAAAAGCATATAGAAAATTAGCTAATCAACACCATCCTGATAAATCTGGTGGCGACCAATCTGCATTTAAAGATATATCAGTTGCATACGACACGTTGAGTGATCCACAAAAACGTTCAGAATATGATAATCAACAATCCGGAAACAATTTTGGATTTTCAGGTGGAGGATTTAGACATACCTTTAACATGCATGACATATTTGGCCAACATGCCCATTTTAGTCAAACATTTGGTAATGGGTTTAGGCAGCAACAACGTAATACAGATTTAAATCTGCAAGTACAAGTATCATTAGTTGATTCGTTTAACGGCAAACAATTAGATGCTACCTTTACTTTACCAAGTGGCAAATCTCAAACTGTTTCGATAAATTTGCCAGCAGGCATCGATACAGGAGATACTATTCGCTATCAGGGATTAGGTGATGACTCCATTCCAAATATCCCACGCGGTCATCTTAATGTATCGGTTATTATATTACCCGATTCTAAATTTAAACGTGAAGGAAATGACGTATATACTACAATAGAAATTAATCCAATTGAAGCTATGATAGGGTGTGTTAAATCAGTTACTACTATATCTGGAACTACAATTGATATAACAGTTAAACCTGGTGATTCAACAGGTACTGAATATGCAACTAGTGGTTTAGGATTTACTAATTTACACAGTAAACAAACTGGTCGATTTGTAGCTGTTATTAAAATTAAAGTACCTGCTATTACTAATCCAGATTTAATAGCACAATTACAAGAAATAAACAACCAGATAAGTTGACATTTACGTATAATAATGTATAATATAACTTTACTTTAACTACTACAAGGAATTATTATGGTCGAACCGAGCGAAAAATTACAAGCAATCTTTGATAAAGCAATTGCCTCTGCAAAAAATATGCATCACGAATATGTTACACTCGAACACGTCCTATTTTCGCTGCTTATGGAAGACGAAGGGTTTGTTGCATCGTTACAACATTTTGGTGCAGACACTACTTATCTAAAAAATTTAGTACTTACTCATTTACAAACTAAATGCCAAGAGATTACTACAGTTGAAGTAGTAGTTAAACCTAAAAAAACACAAGCAGTTGAACGATCGTTAAATCGTGCATTTACACAGGTATTGTTTAATGGCAGCCAACAGATTGAACCGGCTGATTTTTTCTTAGCTATGATGGGCGAAAAACGTTCATGGGCATTCTTTTATATTGCACAAGTAAATATTACTAAAGAAAAATATGCAGAATACCTAGTTAACATAGCTGATGATGATGGTCAAAGCACAGGTTCTGCTAAATCTGCTCCAACTTCACACAAAGCGTTACAGGCATACACTACTAATCTTAACGAAGAAGTTAAACAAAAGAAGATTGATCCTGTTATCGGACGCATTGATGAACTTGAGCATATTTCACTAGCATTAGGTCGCAGAAATAAAAATAATGTGATTATGGTGGGCGATCCAGGTGTAGGCAAAACTGCAATTGCCGAAGGTCTTGCTTATAATATCGTTAATGGTGCAGTTCCTGAGTTCTTAACTGACTATACTGTATATAATCTTGATATTGCAGCAATGCTAGCAGGATCTAAATATCGTGGCGATTTTGAAGAACGATTTAAAGCAGTTATTAAATCATTGCAGAAACTTGGAAAATGCGTGTTATTTATTGACGAAGCCCATATGATTAGTGGTGCTGGATCATCAGGTAACTCTGCTAACGATTTAGCAAATATGATGAAACCAGCATTGAGCAAAGGTAACATTAAAGTTATTGCTTCTACTACATGGGAAGAATATCGCAAACATTTTGAAAAAGATCGTGCATTAATGCGAAGATTCCAACGTATTACAATTGATGAACCTACACAAGAGATGACGTTGCAAATTCTTAAAGGTATTAAAAAGTACTATGAAGGACATCATAATCTCAAGATTAAAGACGAAGCGTTAACCGCATCAATTAAACTATCAGTAAAATATCAAGCAGATAAAAAACTTCCTGATAAAGCTATTGATTTAATTGACTGTGCATGTTCAAGATTTAACTTAAAACTTGCAGATTCACGAGTAGTAACAGAAGCTGATATTCAGTTTGAACTATCTAAAATGGTTAACATGCCAGTTGAACAGATTATGCAAACTGAAACTAATTCATTAGCATCGTTGCAAGAAAAACTTGAAGAAGAAGTGTTCGGTCAAACTACTGCGTTAACTGAAGTAGTTAACAAAATTATAGTAGCACAAGCAGGTCTAAAGCAAGACAACAAACCGATTGGTAGTTTTGTATTTATGGGGCCTACAGGGTGTGGTAAAACAGAAACTGCAAAAGCACTTGCTAAACACTTGAATACTAAATTGTTACGATTTGATATGAGTGAATATCAAGAAAAACATAGTATTAGTAAATTAATTGGTAGCCCGCCTGGATACGTAGGGTTTGAAGATAATGCAGGTTTGCTAATTACACAGATCCAAGAAAATCCGAATGCAGTGTTACTGTTTGATGAGATTGAAAAATCACATCCTGATGTATCTACTGTATTGTTACAGATAATGGATAACGGATTTATTACTGGATCAAATGGTAAACAAGCAGATTGTCGACATGTTGTATTAATTTTAACTACTAATGCAGGAGCACAATCTGCAGAAAAGAATCAAATCGGGTTTGGATCGCAGGAGAAAGATTACGCAGACACTGATCTTAAAAAATTCCTGTCGCCTGAATTCCGTAATAGATTAGATGGCGTTATTACATTTAATAAATTAAGTAAGGATACAATGATTAAGGTAATTAACAAATGCATAGCTGAATTACGTGAGCAAGTTAAAGAAAAACCAATCCGTATTAAAATTGACAAAGCTGCTACTAATTGGTTGTTAGAAAAAGGATTTGATGCTAAAATGGGTGCAAGACCGTTACATCGTGTTATTGATAAAGAAATCAAATGTGATCTTGCTAAAATGATGTTATTTGGTGATTTAAAACAAGGCGGTTGGTTAACAATTACTGTAGAAGACGACAAGTTGTTACTTGTTCCAAAAGCTAAAGTTGCAAAAGTTCCATTGTTAACTACTGAGTTACCTACTACTGATTTAATAGTTAATGAAAATTAAAACTACAAAAAAGTTATATAAACGAAAATACCAGTACAATATCGTGCTGGTATGCGCGTTTGGTAATGTATTTAGAGGTAGCAATACCTCTAAATACAAATCTCGATTAGACATTGAAAATACAAATGCAGCTATCTTATCCTCAACCAATCGATATTTATATCGAGTAGATGATTTAGAATTAGCAAACACATTGTATACCGAGTTACTAACTATATCAGATTATTGTACTAGAATTGAATATCCAACTTTAACCATTTATACAAATGATTGGAGTGATATTATAAAATTACGTGAAATCAACAGTGATCGAGTACGTAGTATTAGTATCCCGCCTGATAATTTAATAGAAGGTGCAGTATATATGCCAACTATGGATTATGAATATCGCCTTACATTAGGTAAAACTGAAAAACCCTATACTGATTTTATTGAATGGGCAGATGCTATTAACAAAGTAAAAATTACTAACAGTTGTAGAGATATGTTGTCTGATGAGAATGGTAGCTACGGCGGCGGACACGTATATGTTACTGGTGAAAATACACTGTTAATTGTTAAACTACAATTATCGGGTATACGACTTACAATCGATAGGATAGTACATTAAACATAAATATAGTAATAACCCGGAATTTAATTATGCGTATTACTGAATTACTTGAAAGTGCCCACTTTAACAGTGAAGAATTTATTAAACCCTCTGACGATGGCAATGAAATTGATTTTGACCTAGCTGATGATTTAATATTTTATCTCAACAACGACGACGATGTATATCGTAAATATTTGCATCCTGCTATCATGAAATACATAGATATGCTAAATGCAGATGAAGATACTACATGTTCTATTTTTAAATCTGCAGTTGCAGCTGGATATAAATGTTATACTAAAGAATATCCAATTCGTGAATTACCAGATAAGTTAGATCCTAAAGTTTGGAAAGATGTTTGTAAAAAAATATACGACAATGTAGCTAACGATATGAAAGATGGTAGTTACGATCACACTTAACATTTTTATATAGGTACCAATATGGCAGGAATTGCACACCCAGAAGATCTTATCATTAACGAGGGATCAACTGGAGCCCGCAGAGCAGTTAATGAACTAGCTAGTCTTTCTTTTAACACTAACACATTAACTATTAAATGGGATGGATTTCCTGCTATAGTTTTTGGTCGAGACAGAGATGGCAAATTAGTGTTTGTTGACAAACACATGTTCAAACAAATTGCCGCTGGCAAACTCAACTTTTCTACGATTAGAGAATACGACAATACTCGTAATACTGTTCGTAGCGACTTGTGGGATAAAGAAGATATCTTACTCCCTGCATTAGAAAAAATTATTCCACCAGTAACTGATACCTATTACATGGGCGATTTGTTATGGGCCGGGATGCCATCTAGCATTAATAATTCATATGTTTTTAAACCTAACACAGTTGAATACCGTGTTAAGCATAATAGCGACTTAGGTAAATCAATTGCAAACAGCGTCGGCGGTATTGCAGTACATACATTCTTCCCAGGTTTGACTGCAGAAGATGAGCCAATCACCGGCTTTGATGGATTTTCAGAATGTAAAGATATTACGTTTATCGCTACTGAAATGACTATCAAACCAAATATTGTTATAAACAGCGTATTATTACAAGCTGTGCAAAGTGCAATTACTGCACATTGCAACGACGTAGACGCGTTTATAGCTAAATTAACAGCAACTAAATGTAAAAGCGTAATTACTGCAATAGGCCCATTTATTACTAGTATGATTAACTCTGAAGATTTAGAGACTAATATCGTTCCTAGGTTTATAGAATTTGCTAAGCCAAGATTTACACAGAATGTTATTAATAAAATATGCAATCCTAATGGAGAATTCCATAAAGATATTTACAAAGGTATAGTAGGATTATGGGAAATGTGGAGTGCTATTTCTAATCTTAAATTAGATATCAAACACCAAATTGATGAACAACAACTATACAGTGCGGTGCAACCTATAATAAATAGTAATATAAGTCACGAAGGATACGTTACAGGCGCGGGTAACAACAAGTTAAAAATTATTAATAGATTGGAATTTAGCCGCGCCAACTTTTCTAAATATACAGTATCAGTTGAAGAGGTTGAAACAAAAAGTAAAATGCCAATGGCAACTTTTTGTTTTGGTAGAATGAATCCACCTACTATTGGCCACAAAAAAGTTATACAACAAACTGTAGAACTTGGAAAAGAACATGCGTACATATTTGCAAGTAGTAAATGTGATCCATCGAGTGATCCGTTAGATTATGAAGTTAAAACTGAATTTATCAAAAAGATTCATCCTGATTATTCTAATTTTATGGTAACTGAATATGTTAGAGATCCATGGCAAGCTGCATGCTGGTTGTATGATAGAGGATACCGACACATGACTTTTGTTGCAGGTAGTGACAGATTAGGATCCGGAAGTAGAAGTTTAGAAGCTGCACTTAACAATTGGAACAGCGGGCCTACCCGTACTACTGATTATGCTCGAGGCCCGAATGGTAGAGAACACGTAGTATTAAAATTTGTTAGCAGTGGAGATCGCACTGATTCCACTAATAACGCTAGCGGTACGTTAGCACGCGAATATGCTAAAATAGGTGACAAACTTAATTTCCAACTAATAACTGGTGTAACTGATGATATCATAGTATTTGGTAAAACATTATATCAAGCAACTAGAGAGGGATTAACATGTACAACGGAATGAATAATGAAACGATACACAAAAGAAGATATACTAGAATTAGAAATTGCAGTAAATGAAATGCAAGCTACTATGATCCGTGAGGGTAAGTTACAAAAAGGCGCTCTTAATGCAGCCCCTGGTTTAGAAGCATGGCCTGCGTTAAACAACAATAATAACCCATATAACGCATATAGATTTGGTATTGCAATGGCAGGTGCACCTCAATCTAAAACTGATAAATCTGGGCCAAATGGCGGGGATTTTATTACAATGTCGTATACTGACGGCGACGCAATCATATTGAAAGCTGCTGCAAAGCAAATGGGGATTAGTAGTAAATCAATTGCTTCTAAAAAGTCAGTTGAACAATCAGACGTGCATAAAGCTAGTCCTACCGCTAAAGTAAAAAGAAATAGGTATGGGATTTAGTATGAGAATAAACGAATTATTAAACGAAGCTGATGATGGCGGCAATAATGCAGGTCAAGGGTCTGCTACAAAAAGACCATCTAAGTCAAGCAATGTTCTTGATCAGTATCATTCAGCAATAAAAGGTATGGAAACATATACTGACCCAAACTCATATTATACAATGTATAGATTTGGTGTTGACATGGCAGGTGGACCAAAAGAACATCATCCATATGATCCAGCAGGACCGATCGGTAATCAAATGGCAACGCTTGCATATACTGATGTTGAACAGAAAATTATTGATAATAGCAAAAAGAATCTAGGATTAAAAAGTAAAAAACTAACTTCAAAAGATAGTACCGAACATACTGATACTCACGTATCCAGTCCTGTTGCTAAAGTTAAAAGAAACAAATACGGAATTTAGATTGTGAAACAATATAGAATAACAACTGAAAACATACTACAAGACAGTCCTAACGACTGTTTTCTTGCGAGTGACGATCCAATACACGAATTAAAAATTGCACATCACTTAGGCGGGTTAGGCTCTAATGCTAGATTACACGAATATCGAGCTCAACAAAATCAACAATCATTTAGTGATGAGCGCGGCAAATATCAACGTGAAAACAACATTCGCCCTGGAACTCCTGCATGGTTTGAATTATGGGGTAACAAGTTATGAAAATTAGAGAAATTATATCAGAAATGGCATCAGCAGGTGCAACAAATGCTGCATCTATTGCAACTGTAGTTAACCCGCATTTAAGTCCAGGAACTGCTAGAGGAAAAAAATCATACACCGGTAGTGTAGCCACCGGAAGTGGCACTAAAGCACCTCCGCAACTGTTACCAAAAAAACAAAAGCCAACTGATAATGCATTAAATATGAATGTTAGCTTATTTGGCGGCGGAAGTATTAAAAGAGGCTAAATATACTATAACGGAGTTTACCATGAAAAACAGAAAACATCTTTCAGAATTTGCAGATCTAGAAGTAGATTTGCCAAAATTTGATTTACCAGAACCTAACGTTGATATTTCGTCAAACGAATTACATCATGACGCACACGACATCGAAGCCGATGATGAAGGTGCAATGGTTAAAGCTGACTTATATAAGTTAGCAAAATATAGCGTTAAATTATTTAAAAAAATTGAAGATGAAGACCAATTCGAATCTTGGGTACAAGCAAAAATTACCAAAGCTGCAGATTATATTTCTTCAGTTTACCATTATTTAGAATACGAAATGAAATTCAGTGAATACGGCGATAAGATAGAGAATAGTGATATGTACTCAGAAAGTCAAAAAAGACAAATGAAAAATGCGTTATTAGAAGCAAAGAAAACCCTTGCTGCCCTTAAAATTGATCAAGCTGAAAAACTTGACAAAACTAAAACAGTTAAGGAAGGCATGTCTCATACCTGCGGCGAATGCGGTGGTTCCGGTATGGTTGAAAAAGCTCTTCCAGAAGCTACAAAACAAAAAGTTGAAAAATACAATCGTCAAGCCAAAGCATACCATGCTGCATCAAAACGTTTAGATAAAAACAATAACGGTATTCCGGACGACGAAGAATTTGAAGAAGAAGCAATTACTCCAGTTAAAAAACCAAGTCCAGTTGCTGATAAAAAAGGTAGCAATCCATTTGCTAAAAAAGACGAAAAGAAAAGTGGTAATGGCGATGCGTTTAAAAAAGAATTAGATAAAGTAAAAAGTAAACAAGCCGGCGGACGTCGTCCAGAAGATGATGTCGATGAAGACTCATGCAGCAAACCTAAATCAACTACTAATAGTCAAGATACAGGCAATCCATATGCTAGCAAATCTAAAACCGAATCAGTTTACGAAGCTAAGAAAAAACCAAGTGCAGGTCTGTCAGCTGAGAAAAAATCAGCTGTTGTTAAAAAAGCTAAAGCAGGTGGCGATATCGGTAAACCAGGTAAAAACTTTGACACAGTAGCTTCTAAAGCAGGTGGCGGGGAAAAAGGTAAAAAAATTGCTGCTGCTGCAATGTGGAAAAATATTAAAGAATCTGCTAAAGAAAAAGCTGATAAAGATTATGACGGTGATGGCAAAATTGAATCGGGTAAAGAAGAACACAAAGGTTCGATTGATAAAGCTATTAAATCTTCTAAAGAAAAAGAAGTAGTTAAAGAATCAGTTGAATTAAGCCGTTTGAGAGAAATTACTTCACGAGTAATTAGATAATTATGGATATGAAGAAGATTCTACAGGCAATGGATTCTGTTAAGACATCTGCTCCTATAGAAAGTGCAAATGACATGAAGAAATTCATGTCAATTGTGACCGAAGGTTCTACTCCACATAAAGTTGCACTTCCTGTTCAAATGGCTATGCAACATTATACTAAGCTAGATGAGAAACAGCCTGCAAAACCGTCATTACTTAAACAATATATGGCCGAAGCTGCTGAAGAACATGAGCAAGAATACTATGCAAAAAAAGTAGATCTAAATATGTATGCTCGTAAAATTGCATACAAAATAATGGGAGAATCAGTAGCAACCGCTGATTTAAATCCAGGATTTAAATCAGTCGCTGGTCCTGGTATGCAGGATAGTAGTCCGGTAGAATCTATAGACAACCCAAAAGATGTAGTAACAATGGATATTCCGTTATTAATTCGAATATTAGAATATGCTAGGGAAGATGCACAAACTGACATGGACTTACATGATGTTACCTCGCGGTTAATTGAATTAAGTAAATCCGGAGATGTATTAACTATGCATGATTATGATGAAATAGTTCCTGATCAACCGGCACCGGAGGAAAATGATGGATTTTAGAACATTAATGAATAAACTAGATATGTTAAATGAAGGTTTAACATTGAGTGCAGTAGTAGCTGCTACTACTGGATACGAACAAGACGATAAAGTACGATTACCGTTATTAGCAAAGCTAGCAAAAGATAACAATCTTGAAGGATTAGTTGATCCAGTTACTGGCAATTTTGTTGATGTAGACGGTGATGAAGATGATGAAGTTCCATTTGAAGTTGCTGAAAAATTATCAGCTGCTGGATTACTTCCACCAAATGCAAAACTTCCACAAGCAGGCTGGTTCGATAACAATAGAGTGTTCGATGCTGCTAATGCCAACTTAAAAACTCAAAGTGCGGCTATTTCTACACAACATAATGAATTAGCTGATAAATTACATCAAATTGACGAGTTACTTAAACAGTTAACTGATTTACATAATAAACGAGCTGCTGCTACGATGTCATCAGCAGGTGCAGCACCTGTTACGTCACAGACACCAGGTCAAGCTCAAATTACTCCTAATTTTGCAAGTCAGGGCAATATGCAAGCACCTGGATTTAATATGCAACAAGTTCCTGATATGCTTAAAGGTATGAAAGTGCCCGGGTTTAATGGGGTTCCTGTTCCTGCTAACGGTAGTGGTAACTATAGCACCCAATATTCAGGAAATACACCGCCACCTAATATTGCAAATTACTTAAATCAAGCATCTTCGTCACTTAAAGATATAACAGCAGGCATGGGTGACAAAGGGGCACAATTAAATGCAATGATGGCAAATCTTCCACGTCCTACAACACCTGCAGTGCATGAATCATTTAACGGCGTAGCAGATGCACTATTAGAGGCTTTTGGGTACGCTGATGGATCTAGTCCAATGCCATCAGCGAGCGTAAACGATGCAAAGTATAACGCAATGGACACAAGCAAATTTAAACCTGCTGCAGCAAAAAGTGCTATAAAATCTAGCCCACTAGATATGGCTAAATTAGCAGGTTCTGCAACAAAAAGTGCTGCACCTACTGTAGGAAAAGCTGCATTAGCAAAGGCTGGCTCTAAACTCATCCCGGGTTTAGGCGCAGCATATGGTGCATATGATGCATATGATCGAGCAAAAGAAGGTGATTATTTAGGTTCAGGTATTGCTGCAGCATCCGGTTTAGTATCGCTAGTTCCCGGAATTGGTACTGCAGCATCATTAGGGTTAGATGCAATAAATATCGGTCGAACATTAGATATGGAGAAAGCTAAGGATCAAGCTCGTGCGCAACAATTACCAGCTACTGCGGCAAAACCGTCAGATGTGGGTAAAAAAGATATAGCAATTAAACCACCTCAAGCTGCACCTCCGACTGCAGCAATGCCTAGTCCGCCACCGTTAGATAAACCAGCTGCAAGTGTGCCTGCTGCGCATACAGCGACTACTTCAGCAACTAAACTAGGTGTTAAACAATTTCAAGAATACTTAAATTCGCTAGGCGCACATTTAGAGCCAGATGGCAAGATGGGTCCGCTAACTAGAGCAGCAATTAAAACTTATATACGAGAAAATAGAATATGAAACCAACTACATTAACAGAATCAATTGCTTTATTACGCGATCGATTGGCATTAATTGACAATCCGTCACATACTGCAGAAATAACTACTCCTACATATGCGTCTTCTTCATTGAAAGAACACATGGAATCAATAGCTAATGAATCGCTAGCAAGTAAAGGAATTGCTGCACTTAATTATGCACGAGGTTTAGGTTTTAAAGAGCCCAAAGGCGCAGCAAGTGCATGGAATGCAGCTAGCGATGCAGATAAAGCAGCAGCTAAATGGGGTGGACGTACTTCAGTTGCTGGTATTGCAGGAGCAGGTGCTGCAGGTATGCATGCACTTGATACAGGAAAAATGCCATCGATGCCATCGATGCCAACAATGCCATGGTCAGACGACTCAGAAGTTAAACCAGAAGTTAAACCAGAAGTTAAACCAGAAGTTAAACCAGAAGTTAAACCAGAAGTTAAACCAGAAGTTAAACCAGGAACTGATGCTAAACCAGCAGCTAATTTTACAGGCGATCCAAAAGTTCAAAAATTGCAAAAATTCTTAAATGATGAATTTGGTGCAAATTTAGAACTTGACGGTAAAGAAGGACCATTAACTCGCGCAGCAAAAGCAAAATACCT